TGGATCGAGCCAGTGGTCGTGCTGCTGGAATCAGTCGTGCTGTCCACGGTCAGCGAGCCAGTCAGCGTCTGATTGCCGCCAATGGTGGCGTTGCCCGCCAGGAACAGGTTGCGAGGACGTGTAGCACCCGACGCACCGATGTCATAGGTGTTGTCGGTGAAGATCAGGTTGCTGGTGATCGTGCTGTTGATGGTCAGCGTGTCGGTGGCGTTGTCGCCCACGGTCACGTTGCCATTCAGGTTCACCCCACCAGTCAAGGTCAGCGTGCCGCCGACCGACAGGTTGCCGCCCACGGTCGCGTTGCCTGCCAGGAACAGGTTGCGGGGCCGCGTCGCGCCGCTCGCACCGATGTCGTAGGTGTTGTCCGTGAACAGCAGGTGCGAGGTAATCGTGCCGGTAAAGGTGATGTTGTCGCCCGACGCATTGCCCAGGGTGACGTTGCCGTCCAAGGTGGTTGCGCCAGACGCATTGAGCGTGGTGAACGCGCCCGCAGCCGCGCTGGAGCCACCGATGGCCGTGCCATCAATCGTGCCGCCATTGATGTCCACGAAGTCGAACATCTGGATGACGTTCGTGCCGTCCACGTACAGGTGCGCCTTGCGGCCGTTGGGCACGGTGATGCCAGTACCAGCGGAGGTCTTGACCGTGATGCTTTGGCCACCGGTCGTGTTGTTCTGGACGATGTACTGCTTCTCGATGGTCGGAACCACCAGTTCGCGCGTCGCCGTCAGACTGACCCCCGAGGTGACGTTGAGTACCAGCGCACGCGCGGCTTGGGCCGAGTTACTGTTGGTAATACTGATCGTCAGGTTGGCGTCAGAAGCGTAGTTGGGATTGCCGTAGCCGACAACCGCCTGCTCCAGCGCTGTTCCCAAGTTGGTATTGGTGATCGTGCCCCAGGTACCGGAGTTCTCTCCGGTGGCCATCAGCTCGATCTTCAGGTTGGTAGAGTAGGTGCTTCCTGGCATGTTCTCTTTCCTTTACGTGGTGACCTGTGTCCAAGTCACGGTGTTGCCGTCGTTGACAACCACCCAATTTTGCGCTTGGGAGTCATCGACATTTTGCCAGTTGGGGGTCTGGTTGTCATCAATCACGCCCCACACAAGCACCGAGCCTACCTGGCCCTGTGCCGAGACGCCGGTGAGATAAACGTCGGCGTTGGCGGCTACTGTGACGCTGCCCACACTTGCAGTGGCCTGCAAGCCCGTGACGTTGACGTTGCCGCTGGCATCAATCACAACCGTGCCCACGGCCATCGTGGCCGAGACGCCGGTCAGAGTGACGTTAGCGTCTGACGTGGTGATGACGCTTCCAACCTGGCCGGTGGCGCTGACGCCGGTGACAAACACGTCGGCGTTGGCGGCCACAGTGACGCTGCCCAGGGCCATCGTGCCTTGCACCCCGGTCAGGGTGACATTGGCGTCGCCGGTAACGGCAACCGATCCAACGGCCCCAGAGGCCTGCACACCAGTGACCAGGACGTCCGCGTTTGCGGTGACCGTGACCTGTCCCAGAAGTGCAGAAGCCGATACCCCCGTCAGCGTGACGTTGGCATCGGCCGTGATTGCTACAGACCCAACCTGACCTGTCCCGGTGGGTAAGTCGGCAAGACTTTCCCCCCAGGGGTCTTCACCCCAGCCTACGCCAGAGGCATTCCAGCCTTGGAACGCAACGGTTGCATCAGACATTCATCCCCCGTTGAAAACGAGGGGCCTTTGGTCGAAGGATCGCGGATTGAAAGGACTCCCCTTGCTTCACTCGCCGATAAACCGAGCCTGGTGCAATGCCGACCTCTTCGCACCAGTCATACAAACACTGTGTCCGGCCGTCAATTGTGACCCACTGGTTTTGACGCGTGTTTCGGGCTTGAGTCCGACGCTCTGCCCATCGAACATTTCCCGGAACATACCCACTCTCGTTGTCGATCCGATCCAATGTGGCCGTTGGCGTGGGAGGCTCCCCGACATGCGTGGCAAAAACTGAAAAGTCGCTCCATAGCGGCAAAACCACAATCCCCCTGCCTCCGTAATTCTTGTAGGCCGGGTGATTTTTGTTGCCGCATCGCGCTCGCATGTTGCACCAAATCGAATAGAGCCTGGTGCGTCGTTGTCCGTGTGTTCGGTTGTAAGCAAGCGTGCGCAAATGCCCACAGGACTTTGTTTTTCCTGTGCGGGCACGAGAGGCGAGCACCGTAGTCTCTTTTCCGCAGCTACAGCGCATGTGCCACAGTCGTTGCTGGTGCTGATTTACCCCGGCCTCTCCAAGGTATGTCAGCTCAAAAAAGGTCCCCACGGCACTTCAACTTATCCGAATAATGGCCGAAGTCGAGTCTGCGGTCGGGAAGATGATCGTGAACGTGCCGTTGGTCGAGGTTTTGGCCCCGCCAAAGTCCAGAACACAAACAGCAGGGTCACCCGCTACCGTATCGTTGTAGATCAATGCGCCAAAAGCGGTGATGGTCGCCGACGTGAACGACAGGTCCGCGAAGTCCGTGAACGCCGTGGTGCCCGAACTCGTCGGGGTCACGTTAGTCAGCGTACCGCCGCCAGCCGAATAGGTGCCCGAAGCGCTGACCTCGCCCGAAGCCGTGTAGGCCGTGGTTGCGGCCGTGAACGACGGGGTATTGTCGTACAGCGCCAGCTTGAACGTGTTGCCCGTGCTGGCCGTGAAGTTGTGCACCGCCTGCATGAGCTGCACCTTGAAACTGGTGGCCATGAAGTTTCCCGAAAACGCCATTTCTAATCTCCTAACAAATGGACCAGGTCTGGATGTCCCGCCTCACGCAGACGGTGAGCAATCGTTGCACGGTCCTGTTCAATGGCTTCCTTCAGGTAGAAGGCAACTACATGTTTAACAGACTCTTTGAACGCTCGCGCTTGTTCGCGCACGGCAGGGTGAGACCGGTCTCCAACATAGATGATCTTGTCGGCCGCGCGCTGCGCAAGCTCTTCTGCGGACCAGCCGCGAGCGTGCGTGGTTTCCACCTGCACACCACCAACAAGAACGGGGGAAGAAACGCTGATCATGGTCCGGGTGACTCCGATTTGACTGGTATACGCATCATGCCATCGCGATACTCGTCGCGGCGACGGCGGCCTTGTTGCTCAATGCCCAGACCCTGCAGCGCCTCTTTGTACGCTTGACGGAAGTACGCCAGCATCTCAGCAGGCCCCTTGGTATAGCTATAGGCTTGAATCAAACAGGCATAGAGCAATGCCTCGGGGGCGTTGTTGCTGATCCACGTCGTCGGATTGGTCGACGAGAGCTGCGCAGGGCGGTAGATGTAGCCCAGCTCCACCACGTAGGCCGAAGCGGGCGTTGGGGCCACATAGAAGGTGTTTTGGTCCCACACGGAGTAGTACTTTGGGATGCCCGTAGCGCTGCCATCAGGCCAGTACTCCTTCATGAAAGAGGTGTCGCGGAAATCCAGAAAAATCTGCTCTCCGGCCACCGTGATGATCAGGTAACGGTGCGTCAAAATGTCGCTGGGAGCAGCCAGGAACTTGTTGGTAGACGTTAGGTTGCCTGCTACCTCCAACTTGAACACGTCCAGGTCGATCTCGCGAAGAATCTGGTTCTCCGCCATCGTGATGAACGTGTTGATCACCGAGTTGGTGAAGACGTTGCTCCCCACCTCGGTGTAGTTTCGGATGTTGGTGACAAGCTCGTCGTAGGTCATGATGTGCTCACAGTCACTGAACCGACGACGCCCTGCGCAATGAGCGCCTGGCCTTCGACATAGGGCCGCATGTCATTGGTGTTGCGGGCGCTGCCGTAGCTTTGGAAAGCCGTAAAGCCGGGCGCGCCGACGTACACGGACACGGGTTCGATGCGATCGGGCCGAGGATCGCGCAGGGCAATGGCGTCGCCGCGATACCGCAGCGGTTCCAACTGCGGCTCTTTGGGCTCGTAGTCGTCCGGGCAAACCATGTACCCCTGCCACTGCTTGCGCAGGACGTTATAGGGGTAGCGCTGTCCACAGAAGTCACACAGCGCAAGGGAGTATTTGCCAGTTGCATAGGACACACTACACCCCCAAGTCCGGGACAAACTGCACGCTGGCAGTGTCGCGGTCTTCCATAGCGGCGCGGTTGAAGTCCTCTTCGTAGATGGCCTTGAGCGCAGCCGTGCGCTCGGGGGCAAACTTCAAGGACAGGTAGTACGACAGGCCAGAGGCCAAGCAGGGCAGGAAACGGAAGTTGACGTCTGCCGTGTTGGTGTAGTCGCCCGCGTCTTGGATACGCCGAATGCGGTAATACACAAAAGTGTAAGTCTGATCCGCCATCGGATAGAAGAACACCTTGGGGATGTTGGTGCGCTGCACGTAGAACTGCGCAGGCCGGGCCTGCGAGGTCTTGTCGGGCACGTTCAACCAGTCTTCCCGGCTGATGCGCTCGATGTAGACATCGGTGTTGATGCCTTGGTTGTTCTGGCGAATGATCGCCTCTAGCACGTTAACGGTGGCAGCATCGAGAGTGATCTCGTTGGTGCCCTGCGTGAGCTGGTATGTGGCCTGCTCAATCGTCCACAGGTTCAGCCCGCGATTGGCCCAGTCCAAGAAGAGCAAGTTAAGCGAGCGGCGTGCCGTGGCGAGTTGGTACCCGCTTTGCGGCCGCATGCCGCAGCGCTCATAGGCCTCCTGGACCAGGTCGTCAATCGACAGGTCAAACGTGGTCGTGCCAGACGTGCTCATTTAGCCGCACATCCCACCTTTGCGGTAACCCTTGGCCATCATGCCGCCACCCATCTTGCCAGCGACCTTCTGACCCATGGCCATGCGCTTGTGTTGGTTCACGGCTCCGCCCTTCTTCATCATGACGGGGCCCGTCTTGGTGCTCGTCTCTGAGACCATGCGATTCTTCGGGCCGCTCATCACAGCGCCGCCGCCGCGCATCGCGCAGCCCATTCCTTTTCCAGCCATGATCAACCTCCTCGCTTCATTGCACGGCCTTTGACATCGGCCGACTTACGCTTCACAGCACGGCCCATCTTGTCCGCAGCGGACTTCATGGCCATGCCACCCTTCTTCATCTTGCCCATGCCGTCGGCCGCAAAGGCGGGAACGCTTTTCCCACCCTTCTTGACCATCTTCATCGTGCCTTTCATCGATTTACCCTGCCTTTCGTAGTTCGTCTAACTTCAACTCAATCCTATTGAAGCGCTGATCGACGTGATCGACAAACTTGTCAAATCGATCGTCCACCTCTTTACGGGTGACGTGCTCCCGAGCGACCTCTTCACGAGTCTTGTTCAGAAGGATTCCAAGTCGGCTTATTTCGTCAAACTTACTCTTCAACAAAACCCCCATTACACCCACAATCGCGGTCAATACCACGTTCCAGATCATCATTTCCACAGGTCAGCACCTCCACCTCTTGCGAGCCTGTCGCAACCGGCTATTCGGGTCCTTGGCGGCCTCTGGAAACATCTTCATCTGGCCCTCTGATCGAGCGCAGTAAGAAGCGCGACGCTTCGCACGGTCCCCGCTCGGGGCTTTCTCCGTGACTGCGGTCTGTAGCTTGCTACCCGGGTTGGCGCGGCGATATGCCTGCACGCCCTTTTTGGTCATGCCCGCGCCAGACTTGGTCGAGCGGAAGTTGCCGCTCTTGACCGAGGTCTTGATGCCCATGCCCTTCTTGGAAGCCATCACGCAGGTGCTCCGCCTTCAAACAGCAGCGTCACGCTGGTGATCTCAGCCGAGCTCACCGCGATGTAAATGCCGTCATCGAACAAGATGCCCGTGTCCGGGATGATCAAGTCCTGCGAACCCGCCGATGCGGGGGTCGTCAACGCCAACTTGGTTGTACCGCCACTACCGCCGCTTTTCAGCGACAAAGTGGCAGGCGTTGCCGTGTGCGTGAAGTAGACCCCCAGCAAGCGGGCACGGCCATTG